GAAAGCAACCCAGTCTGCAGGATCGGTGATGTCGGTGAGTGTTTCGGTCTGGGTGACTCCTGCAGCGAAAGTTGTGCAGGCTGCGATGTCGGTGGCGTTTGCGTAAACGCGTGCCATGTCATCGAGCAATGCGCCGAGTACTTCAGGTGAAGTCATGTCGAGGCTTTCTTCTGACAGTTTCACGAAACCGCCGTAGAGCGCTTTAGTGATTTGGATGTCGTCAACTACGAAAGTTCCTTGATCGAGTGCTACGAGTTCTCCGTTGCTTGCACCGATGGTTGTGTTCGTGGTGACTTTTGGACGGATGAAAACTTTTCCGCTCTGTGGCATTTGGCGTACGCCCATTGCCGTGATGAGGGGCCTGTAGTTCGCCACAAAATTGTTGTAGATGGGCTGGACGATAGGAACTGGCAAGATGCCTGGCAGGTCGTTTGTTACGACGTTTGGTGCAGCTGCAACGATGCGAGAGTTGAATTCTGCGAACTCGCTACCGCCAGCAACGAACTTGCACATATATTCGGCTGCCGATGGCAACGAGAAGTTCTGTCGTGCTTGTGCGTAAAGGATTGGGCTTGTGGGGGTTGTCGCCGACTCTGCTGACTCGGCCTTGATTGCTTCTGACACTTTTTCCTCCTCAGGGGTGTCTAGGGTTTCTTCTTCTATTTCGCTTTCCTCAGGATCGGCCGAGGCTGCGATTTCTGTGATTACTGCTTCCGAGAAAGCAGGAACCGCGACAAGTGAGAGCTCAATGAGCTGTGCTTTTGACACAACCATGACTCCGCCTTTGTCAAACTTAAATGAGACGGGGTTCGCGCCGACGCTGACCGAGTCATACGCGCCAGCCTTCAAAAGAGCGACCGCGTCCTTAGATGCGCGAGTGTCCGCCAGCGTTGCTTCAAACTCGAGGCCTGCATCGCTGTCGGCGAGAGCGTTAACGACTCCGCGAAGTTGGCTCATGTCGTGGTTCTCTAGAAGTTTTGCTGGTTTCTGAGTTAGGTCAAACGCGCCTCGTAGAAACTTGACGCGCTGACCTCCTGAGACAGTTGCAACAACATCCCAGGGGACGGCGATACCGGCGATACGCGCTGGGCGGTTCTCGTCGCCTGTCTCGGCGATGATGAGATCTAGATCGGCGTGAAAATGGATCATGATTACTCCAGGTTATTCGTGTCTGATAGTGGGTTGACTTCTGGTTCTTGCATGACTGACTCGTGCATTTCTGGCGCGTAGAGACCGACGTATTCATCAAGATCGAATTGGCAATGGCGTCCCCTTGGAAGTACGTCGTCCATAGACAAGCGTTCTTCGATGGCGTGGAGAAGTGGGCGAGCGCCGAAAAGGATCAAGTCTTGTCGAGCCTGTTGCGCGTTTGCGTAAGTCATCCCGCTCTGATCAATGGCAAGCAAGTAGGCAGGAATGTCCATGAGGCGCGACATTTCTTTCGTCTGATACTCGCGTCCTTCTACGAGCTGCAGTTTGCTCGGGTCTTGGTCAAAAGATTGGAAAGTCACAAACTCATTGAGAGCGCCGATCGCATTGGATCGACGATTAGCAGCCCAGGCTGCAGCCATTTCTCCGAGCTCTTCGCCCGACATTGGCTCTCCGCCTTTTTGCTGAAGATAGCCAGCTGCGATTTCATTTGAAGCAAAACGCTCTGCTGACTGATCCAGTTTGAGCGAGATCTGTATTGCGCGACGCCCCGAGTAGATGACGCCGAGGTTGCCGTTGAGGAATTGGATCACGTTGCTCGTGTCGAGTGGTAGACCGTTGAACTCAAGTTCGTCTGCTGGGCCGAACCATTCTGGTGGCTGATTGTTAGGACTTTGAACGAGGTTCGCTGGTAGCCATTGGAAAGTAGCAGGAAAGCCCGTGCTGTAGCGCGAAGTTACTGCCCAGAAAGCGCGACCGTAGAGGATGAGATCCTTTGCGGTTTTTGCCATGATGAAGTTGCGAGTGACCTTAGGGTCGGGCCGTGTCATCCATGACTCGCCCTCGACGTAGATCTTTTCGTATTCTTCTCCGTTCCATTGAAGGACGTAGGACTTCATGTCGAGGGTTCCCACCACCGTCGACAGCAGCGAAACCGCGCGAGTGATGGTGGGTACAGATAGTGCAGCTTCTTCGAACGCCCCTACGGTGTACGAATAAAACTGGCCTATCTGCGACGCGCCAGAAGCAGCTCCTAGTGGGGCGGAGTTGTACGCTGGCGCGGTGATCTTTTTACCGAAGAGAGGCATCACCTGGAGTCTCTACCCGACGCGTAACAAAAGCAAGCACCACGGGAAAAGATAGAAAGTGATCACCTACCGAAAGCGATAGCAGCTCTCGCCTTCTGCGTCGGCTTCGCTACTAGTGCAGCTGCGAAGATCATGCACCTTGCCATCGTGATCGGGCCGCTGCTTTTCTGGCTGCTGATCGTGTAGCCCGACTGTGTCTTGACGCCGACCGCTCTGTTGACGTGCTCGAGGAGCATTTGCTCACCGGTATGCACAAGGCGTCCCTCGGTAATGAGCTGACGGATCGTGCTTGTGTGGGTGACAAGTTCGCCGTAGCCGACGTCTATTTTTTTCTTGTCTAGATCCATCGGGGCCATCTGGAATAGCGAAGGCGTGAGCGCAATCTGTCGGCAGGTCTTAGCGGACTCATGCACCTTTTCCCAGCAAGCGCCGAGAGTGTCTGTCACGAACTCCACAGTCACAGCGATCTGTCCTTCGTCGTTGAGCTGTGCGCGTACCCCACAGTAGAGACTTTCGTCAATGCTGGAGTCAACGGCGAGGACGCCCCCCTCTGGCATCACAGAAGTTGTCAACTTGTCAAAGACCCCAGGGTTCAACCACGAGTTAGCGCTCGAGATCCACAAGTTCAAAGATGCTCTCATGAAGGCTGCTTTGTCCACTTGCTCGGACTCATCAACCAAGATCTCGGGATCCAAGGTGTAACCGATCGCTGGGTTAGCCATCGCCCAATAGCCCTTTTCGACCATCGGGTCAACGCCTGGGGGAACACTCCACTCGGCAAAGAACAATTTAGAAAACTTCTTTTCGTCAATAGCGCGGAGCGCTTCCTCCCTGAGTTTGAGCATCGCGTGTGAGTCCTCTGTCCCAGCCGTGCTCCAGCACGACAGCAAGGGAGACTGCATTGCGCGCTGGGATGGGAGAGCGCCATTGAAGAGAACGTCGGCGGAGATGTTCCAGACTTCGTCGGCGACAATGTACGTCGGCGAGAAACCATGAAACGCTTTCGGTGTTGCAGCTTGGACTAGCCAGCGCGACTCGTCCGGCATCACGACCTCATTGCGACCGTAACTCCAGTAAGCCTTTGCGCCGAACTTCGCCTCGAGTAGCGGAGCCAACTGCTCGAAGATCTCCACAGCGAGATCCAACTGGTGAGCGGTAGAGATCACGAGGACTGGCTTGCCACGTCGGATCGGTTCCTTTACCAAGGCCCACAAGATGAAAGCCTTTAGCGCGACGGTCTTGCCGTTCTGCCGAGCGACCGAAACCAGAGAACGCCGACGGACTAGATCCCCGTTCTCATCGTGCTCCAGTTGTCCTTGAAGTGCCAATTTTTGCCAGGGCATCAGGTCGATGTTCATCACGTCATGCGCGAGAGCTGCAACTTCGTCTCCGTAACTGCCACATCCCAACAACCCAGACATCAGCCGAGGAGCAATAAGCCCAGGCCCAGGAGCATCAGACACCATCCGCCGAGATCCAGCGACTCCAGGCTCATTCTCTGCTTTCTGGGATAGATGCATGGAAGGGGTCGGGGTGAATGTTTTTTCAATTTCAAAAAAATTATTTTGATTTTCTTTTTTTTGCGTTTGATTTTGTGATTTCGTTCTTGCTTGGACTGTTGCAGCTCTCTTCTTGGCTAGGTACTCCGCGCCTCTTCTGCTGTTGCATTTGTGGCAGGCTCCGACCCAGTTGCTTTGGTCTGTGGGGTCTGCTCCTCTGTCTTGCTCTATGACGTGGTCGATGGTTGTTGCTCGAGCGCGCTTGCACCAATGACACGCGCCGTCCCATTCGGTGAGGAAGGTCTCTCGGTTCTTTCTGTACGACGCGCTGTCTAGGTCTTTACGTCTTGGTGTGCTCATTGTTGGATGCCGTCGCCGTGGCAGTCTGGGCACTCCATAGGGCTATCCATGAAGCCGAGAACGCGCCCCGATCCTCCGCATTGTCCACAGATTAACGTTCGGGTCTTGAGTAATGTCTCTGATTTTTTCTCAACGTCATTAGTAATAGTTTCTTTATAAGACGCCTGATTATCCGAATTCGGTTTTTCAGGCTTCGGTGTTTCTTCTTGTCCACGTCTTTTCCACAGCATTTCCACACGGCTCAAGCAGCATTCGTCATAGACAATCATCTCGGAATGCCAGCGTCCCCTCGGGTCTTGACTCTTGGTGCGCTTCACGAAACCTGCGTCTTCTAGCTCCTGGAGTGCCTTAAGGATTGCGTCGCGCCCTTCTTGCCCTAGGCGTGACATTTGGAGCGCTGATGTGCGCCAGTTGTCTGGCATGGAGAGCAGGTAGGCGTGTATTCCTCGAGCACGGAAGGAGAGCGAGTTGTTCCTTAGGGTCTCGTTCTTGATGATCGTGTAGTTGATGTGGGGCCGTTCGGCTCTAATGATGGTCATTTCGTAGGGGCTTTCTCTAGTAGTCGGTTGGTTATGAATTGCATATCGGATGGTCGCCAGCAGTAGGCCTCAACACCTGCAGCGTCAATGGTGCGAAGCCAGTTGATCTGGGCTGGGTCTAGGCGTCCTCGTTCGGTCTTGAGTTCGGCAAAGATGAGTCCTTTGTCTGGGTGAGCCATGACGAGGTCGGGAAAGCCCGAGTGTCCTTGTATGGCTGTCATCCACTTTCCGCCGACCTGTGAGGCTCTGAAGTGTGTTACGCGCCATCCGTACATGATCGCTAGGGCGATGACTTTGTTTTGAAACTCTTTCTCGCTGATGGCGACCATCTAGCCGTCTCCCTTGATGTCGAGTTCGCGCTTCTCCCACGTCCAGACGTAATACCCGTGAGTGAGGGTGATCCGATCACCCCAGGTCATCCAGTCATTCGAGTAGCGCCTCACAAGTGGGGCGACGTAAGAGTTGTATGTCATCTCATAGTTATGCACGTCCCAGCAGTCGCCGACGAACCTGAGGACGACCCTGTTGCCTTTTGGGTAAACCTTGATCTCGTAGTGATCGTGTTCTGTCATTTTCGCCATCTTGATAACTCCTGTGTCATTGCTTTCCAGTCGTCGCGAAAGCGGTCTCTGTCCTTGGTCACGTCATGAAGCAGGCTCGAGTAGCCCTGCAGCACTTCTTCGAGCTGCACGATCTCGGCTCTGTGCTGGGTAATCTCCAGTTTTAGATCTTCAATTTCCTGCAAAGCGTTCTTCAAGAGTTTTGCTTGGAAGTTTTCTAGATCATGTCGGGCTTTGTCTTGTGCCGGTATTGCGCTGATAAATGCGTTCCAGATCTGGTCGTTGTCACTCATAGAAGGGCCTTTCTTTTCTGATGTTTGCTGATACTTCGCGCTCGTAAAGGATCGCCTCGATGATGAGGGTGATGAACCCGACCATGATGGCGAAGGTGATGGCTTTTCCGATGAGCTGCATTAGAACGGATCCTCGAATGACTCTGCGCGGATCGCCAATGGGATGACGTTTCCTTTGAGTTCTTGGATCACCTGGGAGGCGTCAAAACTTGTGAAGTTCGGTGGGAAGTGTGCCTCAAAGCCCAGTTTCTTTGCCAGCGTCCTAATGAGCCCGATCTGTGCTTCTGATGCTGGCTTATTGGGTGATGCCTGTGGGCGTTGTGTGCCTTCAGGAGCGTCGCTGGATGTCATGCGTTGCACTTTTGTCATCTCTTCACGAGAGGGGCGTTTAGACGGATCTGAGCCTGCCATCCCAAAATTGCTCAACGCGCGGCCCGTCGAGCTCGTCTCACAGTTCTCCATGAAGCTCGTGGAATTGACGCCTTTTTCGGTGTGCTCCTCGTAAGCGTGACCTGTTGAGATCATCTTCTCGCCTTCATAGAGATCGGTCTTAAAGATGCACCACTTGCCTGGCTCGTAAGCAATGAGCGATGTGATGACTCGAGGATCTTCTGCTGCTTCCAGCCATCGCGCCAGTCTGGGCGCTACTGGCTCGTAATTGTCTAAGTTGAATGTCATGTAGGGGCTCTTTCTGTTATTGGGATGATTTAGTCCCCCAGGGTCGCCATCCGTAGAGCTTCCACAGCTCGAGTCCGACCTTGAGGTTTTGGTGTCGTTTGGTTAAGTCGTCTCGGCTTTTTATGAAGCCTTCACGCTTTGCCCAGCCGACATTACTTGCATTTATTTGTAGTAATCCGAAAGATCCGCCGTAAGGATCTTTGCGGTTGATGCTCGTGGTCTGACAACGCGACTCGCGCCACATAATCTTCATGAGCATTGGTTTCTCCTTTTTGGGCCAGCCGAGTTGGACTGCTTTCGTTGCGTAGTATTCGCATCGGAAGGGCAGAGCCTCGGCACTTGCTGGAGATGGGTGGAAAGCGGCAATAAGTAGCACGGCTGCCGCGAGTCGCTTAATAGCGATCCTTTGATCGAGTGAACATAATTCCTCCTAATCAAGAGCTGCGAGGCCCTCTGGGGTAATGGCACAGACCATCTGTGCAGATCCAGCGGATCCGATCCGCGTCTTTCCTGTGTTCACAATATAACCAGCCGAGCGAAGATCGGAGCACCGTTTCCAGTAGCACCGTGAGCGCCTGATAAGCCCTGATCGGGCTCCTGCTTCCTCGTCGGTGAGATCGTGGTTTCGGTACTCAATGAGCAGAAGCATCGCCTGGGATGTTCGCCTGTGTTTGACGTCTTTAGCGCCTTGAATGCTTGTGGGCTGGTCGGGCTCTCTATGCAATGGTGCATGGAAGAGGGTGCCTTCGTCCCAGTCGTCGGGTCGGATAATTTTGCCTGCCATTAGTGCCTCCGTAGTAGGGATAGAAGGTGACAGTAGAGAACTTACACGATCGGTGTGACGAATGTGGGGATCGTCTTTTTCCACGCTGCGATGATGAGCTGCTTGTTTTGAGCAAACGTCGGCGAGACCTCAATATGGATCCAATATCCGCCTGGGCCTCCGTTGTTTTCGGCGTCCCATTCTTTCCAACCTGGAGCGCCGTCACGATTGCAGCGGAAACCGCGCCCGTGTGTTCCCCAGACGTATTGGTGGATTTCCTCGATGCCGAGGGCGAGGTGGTTGTCGGCGAGCCAGTCGCATATTTCGGTGACTAGTTTTTGGTTGCTTTGTTTGTAGCCAGCGTCAAAGGCGCGTCCTGTGCCGTGTACTGACAGCATGGTTGATCCGCGCATGGGTCGGTAGGCGTAGATCCCGAGGTTTGTGAAGCCCCATTTATTGCCGAGGATTTCAAGAAACTTGATCGCGCCTGGGGTGGCTTTGCCTGTTGCGCTGGCGTCTTTGTTGCCGGTGTAAGGCATGACTTTAGGTTTAGGCGTTGTCATCTTTGTCCTTTTGGTTCTTCAGGCCGTTAGAGGCAAGTACGCCAGCAAGTGATCCTGTTAGGAACATCATCATCGGGGAAAGCAGACTCCACGCCGACTTGTCATTATCCGAAACCTCGAGAGGCTGCGTGACAAAAAGGAGTCCGTATAGCAGAGCTGCTGTGGAAATAAAGAACGTGATCGAGAGCGTGATGCCGACGATGAGGATGAGACGGGCTTTGATTTCGTCGTTGTTCATCCGTGGGCGTAGTGGTGGAAGTTTCATGGGCAACGGTCCGTTATCGCTCGGGTCGAGCCGACCGAGGCGGTGTCAACGGTGATGGTCGTAGAGCGGAGCGCTTTGTTTTTTGTGAGTGGTGGGCAGTTGACGCGCTCACGGTCTCCGCATGCTACGAGGATTGACGCCAGCAAAAGCGCCACAAAACTAATCCGCCAAATCACGTCGGCACTTTGTCTGTAATCTCGTTGCCACATGGGCCACATACACAAAAGCAGTCGGGAAGTGCAGCTTGAACAACAATTCCTATTTCTGCGTTTTCGCAATTTTCTGTGTGACAAGTAACTGTCATTTCTTGATATTCGGTCATGGGCCTGATCCTGCTCCTGATAGTGCTTGAATTGCTATCCAATGCGAAGCCCAGGTTCCTGCCGTGCTGCGCTCAATGTTAAATGATGTAGTGGTAGGCACGTTTGTAAACTCGTAGGAAAGCGCGGAACCGATGGATTTTGGTTGTGTCACTACGATTGGCGCTGCAGTAAACCTGCTTGCTGCAAGTGTCACCGTTACCGTTCCGCTAAATGTGACGGTTCCGCATTGATATCGAAACGGAACCCATGTGAATTCGCTATTTAATTGTGCCGCAGTCAATACCGCGCCAGTCGTGTAAGTGTTTTGTGCCATTAGTATCCCAGTCTATTCTCGTCAAGTTTGCCGAAAGTGGCATTATTTAGAATTAAGTATGCGTTGAGATCTTGGCCCGACACATAGAACGTGAAACGAGTGCTATCAGGTGTCGCGCTCATAGAAACGCCCTCAATGACACAAGGGTAAGTCGTGCCTCGGAAAGTGATGTTTACGCTGCAACCTGGGTAGTAGTACAGCGAGAAGATGGAAACCATCTGATCCAGTTTGAATGTCGTCTGCTGTTCTGCGGTCGCCGAAATGCTACTGATCGCTAATTTTGGTGTCTTGTAGTTGTTGAGCAGATAATTAGCAAAGTCCGTCGCTTGGCTCGCCGAAGAATTGATTGTGTTCACTTGGTATGTGCGATAAGGCTTAAAGACGCCCCCAGCGAGGACGGTAGAGCTGCCGAAAGACTCAGTCGAGACCGTGACCTGGTTGTAATAGTTGTCGGAAAGGCTGTCAAAGTTGATGACGTCGTACTTTTGATTAGTGCCAGTAGGCGCGTCGCTGAAGTCGTGGTCAAACGGAACAATGCTAAACGGGCTGATGATGTTCACTTTGCCTGTAGTCATTTCCGCGCCGTCTCGTAGTCGAGCGTTGTTAGATAATGCGGTGCGCGCTACCCAGTCGCCCCAGGTGCTGCTAACGGTTGTTGCAGCTCCTGTTCTTCCTGCACCCCCAATGTAAGCGATGGATACGCCCGACTGAGTTGTCGCTGTAATCATTTGAGAGTCAAGTGTCCCAGCTGCCATCGAGTACGATCCGCCGTTCATACGGCCTAGATCGGCGAAATAGCCTTCCATGGTGATCGTGGCGTAGTCGGCGTTTCCGACGCCACCGGCATAAGGCATTCCGTACTCAACAGATACGTCGGAGATTTTGCCTTGCCAAATGTCGTATGGAGACGCTGGGACGGTGTTGTTTTGGATGATGACGTCCGTCCCGCTTTTGAGTTGCGCAATCGGTGAAGCGAAACCTGTCGGGTAGCGCATGACAACTGTTGCTGTTGATGCTTTGATTTGATCAAGTTGTGCCTGTACGCCGATGTTCAGGTTTATGGATTGGATGTTGGTTAGCGCGGTATAACTAGCGCCATCCAAATAGTTGACGACGTAACTTTGCAGACCCATTAGAAGATGCTGCTCGTTCTGATTGGGATGGATCCATTTTGGCGCATATAGGTGCGTAGAGCTGCGACTACTGCGTTCGGGTCTCCGCCGTTGACGTTGATAGTGACGCTGTTGCCGAGAGCTGGGCTGTTGCTTCCTGTGAGTGGTACGACGGCTTCTGGGCCTCGTTCGCCGATCATGGCAAGGGTTGGAGAGGAAACGATGCCTCCATTACCAAGCATCGGGATATCGGGTACGTCAAAGCCTGCTCCGCCGATGCCTGGAACCCAGCCTGGGATCTTGAACGAAAGTTTGCCGACGGTGTTGTTCCAAACTGACGCGATGCCGTTGAATAAGCCTTTATAGACAGCGACTAGACCGTTGACGTATCCGCTGACAGCTGTAACAACGCCTGCGAAGCCTGCTTTGATGCCGTTGAATACTGTGCTTGCAATGTTGCCGACTGCTTCGAATGCTTTGCCAAAAATGTTGAACTTGGCTTGGAGAATGACTAGGGCCGCGCCGACAGCAACTATCGCAACTACTAGCAAGAAGATCGGGTTAAGTGCCATGACAGCGTTGAAGGCTGCTTGGACGGCTGTGAAAGCGGTAGTGGCTGCAGTCCAGGCTTTCATCGCAAAGTTCACCGCAATAATGGCTGTGGCAATGCTTGCGATGGCTCCGCCGACGACAAGAAATGTCGTGGTGTTTTCTTGAGCCCAGGTTCCTAGACGCTCAATAAATGGGAGGACGGCTTGGATCGCTGGGAGTAATGCTGCACCGATTGACTCCTTGGTTTCGGCAAGGCCGATAGACAGTCTTTTGAAACGTCCTTCCGCGGTGTCTGCAGCTGCAGCAGCGTCTCCTCCGAAAGTGTCCGCCAGTACGCTCATCGCGCCCTCGACATCTAGCCCGTCTTTGAGGAGTGTCTTCATGCGCGGATCTAGGGCTTTGAGTCCTTTGTCGTTTCCTGCGTAAGCCTTGGCGAGCGCGTCGGAAACTGTGGCGAGGTCTTTGCCTGTGCCTGCAGCGAT